ATAAACCCGACCATGTCAACGTGTAGAATACCTTGCAGGTCGCCCTCCACGTACCGCTGCACAGTGCGCCGTCCCTGCGCGTCAGCAAGCCCACCCCGGGTAGTCTCGTCAATTGCATGGGCTGCCCTTTCCACCACGTTAGCAGTAATTTTACGGCACCACTTGTCCGCTACGGTTTCAGCGGTCCCACGGGTAGCCTCTGTAGCAATCCCAAACTCAATTTGTCGTCCAATTATTTCCATAAATTATTTTTTAATATACAACATTTTTAATAGTGTAATTGTATCACGTCAAACGTTTGTTAATACTTTAATCTCCAGTGTTAGTGGTGCATACACGGCCAGCCCGTCCTTGTCGCTAATTACCTGCCACGGCTCAGCAATGTCAATTTTTTGCCATATGCGGTGCCCGGCGTCACTGGTACCCGCGTCCCACGCGGCGTCAAACGCCGCAATAATATCATCAATAACGTTTGGTACGGTTGTGGTAAATGCTATCTCTTGCGTCATGGCTGCGCTAATACCGACCTCAACGTGCAGGTCAAATCGGTACACTTTCATATTTTCTGCAACACTATCAAAAGTATTTTCAACCCCCGCCGGGTTTACAGTAACGGAGGGGAAGGCAGCAATATTTGTTTTTGGGTACATGGCCACAGTTTTTACCCGAGTAACCGTGGCAAGGGTTGCAGCAATTTTAGTTAGTAGGGTAGTGTACATGGTTTTATTATATCAGTTATTTTGCCAGCAGGCCGACAATATTTTTTAGTAACTCGCTTTCCAAGCTGCGCAATTTGTGCTGGTTATAATCGTACGTGTGTTGTAGCCATGGCCGGCCTTTCATCTGGCCCCGGGGTGTACCGTTGTGCACATAATCCATATATTTACGCGCCTGCCCGTTTGGGTTGGGGCCAATGCTGGCACTGTAGCGCTGGAACTTTGTTATGTGGCTGTCCCGCAAAGTACCAGACTTTTGCCGCTGGTAACCGCGGGGGTAACGTGGATCATTACTGACAGGCGCACCACCACTGGTGGCACCGACCCGCCATGGTCGGCTAACAATGGTTTTTTTATACTTAGCAATGCCGCGCACCAAGTATTTTTTAGTCTCGTCGCCAACAAATTCCGGGCTTTTACGTACCGCGCGTTGCAATTCTTTAAAACCAATTAGTTGTATATCTCTGCCGCTCATGTTTTGTATTGTAGCACTTGCTGTGTGCCCTGCCCTATCGATGGCCTCTGGCAAATCAGACCCTTTCGCACTAATACTGCATACCGTTAGCAGGGTAGGGGAGGGGTTTGTTTTTACAAAATAACGTTATTTGTAAGGGTTCTATCGGTGTCCCAGCAATTACGGCTAGCGTCCCACGGTTGCGTACCCCTTTCGTTATATAAGTGGTATGCATAGGCCATATTGCCCTGCGTTGTTTGTATGTCGTGTCCGAGATTTGCTGCAGTGTCTTGGTGGTAGCTGGCCATAATTTGCATAACGCCAGTGGCGCTGCTGCCCTGTTCGTTTGTTAGTACCACACCTTTATATTTATGCTGCCGGTATTCGCTTTCGCACTTTGCAATAGCTATTAGCACTGGGGTGTCTTTAAAAAAGTTACGTACTTGGGCCTCAACTTCCCCGGCTGGTACGCGCTCGGGCACAATAAGCGGGCAATCCTCTAAACACAAAACCCCAGCAGGTAAACTGGCCGGGGTTGGTTTTAGATCAGGGGCTTCTATGGTTGTGGTTGCAGGCGCAGTGACTGCGGGAAAAGTCGTGGTCGATTGGGGTATGTAAAAATTAAACGCCGGGGGTATTGGGGGTTCAGCTTTTTGCGCTGGCATACGTAACAAAAACGGGGTTGCAAAAATGGCAACCGCCAACAGCATTATAAAAAAAGTGACTAATTTATCTGACATTATACGTCTTTAATAAGCACGCACTGCAGGTGGGAGTTATGGCCAATAACGTTGGTCTGTATTTCGCTCAAGCTGTAAGTGCCACCAAACGACCCCCCAGTAATAGTAATTTTGTCCCCACTTTGTACGTCTGTGCCCAGCGCACACCACAGCATAAACGTTTTACCCCACGCCTCACCAATTTGTTGGGCAAACTCAATACGTGCCTGCTGCACTTGGGCTAAAATATTACCCACCGTAACCAGCCCGGTACTTTCATTATCGTCCTGCAAAGCCATGCGCTGCACGCTAACGGTTTGTGTAAAAAAGCGGCTAATCATAAATAGTAACGCTTGTACGCGTCTAGCGCGGCCACTGCGCTTTTATAATCGGCCATGCTGTTTTGGTCATTGGCGTCATAGCTAACGCTGTAATTACCAATTTTCTCCATGGTTATTTTGTCGCCACCACCCCGCTGCTCGTTAATAATACCCGCCACTAAAACGGTTGCGCAAAACTCAATATCAGCTGGCACAGTAGCGCTATACCCCCACCGTGCCGTCACCCGGTTGTTTTGCCGCCCATTGGTAAAATGGTGGCTGTTTAGATCAATACTGGTAATTGGTTTTCTAATAGCAGCGTGGTTTGCTGGGTTTGTAAAAAACCGGTCTGGCCCACTCGCCTGCATAACTAAAAAATTACCGCCGTAACTATCCTGCCCAACGGCCACCTCGGTAACAGTTATTGCGTCTGGGATAATTAGTTTTGTAGTGCCATCACCATCAAACAGCCGGGCCGTAGCTGTTGCGTCCGCAATAAAATTGCGCCCAGTAATTAGGTCAATTTTATTTTCAACCGCGGCAATCCAAAGTTGTATTTGTGCGTCAAAACCGGTGTCAATATCAGTTAGCATATAAAGCTGCAGTTTTGTTCTAGTTGTGTATCCTTTTGCTGACATACAAATATAATACCATGCGGCTAAACCATACTGGCAAATAAGCGGCGGGCGTTTGCACCAACTGCGCTCGCGGCTTCGTGTTCAACTACTAGCTTTGGCGGAAAACTAGCGTGTTCAGATGACGCAAATAAAGTGTTTTGGAAACCACTAACCGGAGAATCGTCAATGTCATTTGCTACCCGCATGACGTACTTGGTAAAGCCCGACCCGTCAACCAAGGCTAAACCAGCAGGGTTTAACACAAAGTCTCTCCACGCATTTCCGTTTGTTAAACTTACGTCAGTTGTGCAAAGCCGTATGTCGTTTGTAAATAGTGGGTAATCTGTACCTGCAATAACCGTTGTGGAAACTTTGTCACTTTGCACAATATTTCCCGTTCTGGTGCCAAAAGCAAACCCACGCGATATTTGTCTAATAGAAAATGTCGCCGACAAAATGTCATCTGTACCCAGTGCTGACGTGTCAAATTCTATAAATCCGCGGGTAATACGCCAGTCAGTAGCACTAACCCGGCTGGAACTTACTTGTATGTTAGTAGTGTCATGGGCACCTGTTAAAGCGTCACGTGCAGCGTCCCAACTTGTAGTTCCGGTACCGATATGGCCATCTCCAACCAAAGCAAAAAACGTGGTTACCGTTCTACCAACTTTGCCTTTTTTAATTTTTTTGGACCGCTCGACTTTGTTTACAATTAGATCAGTGGTTTCCTCGATTGCGTCCAGCAGTGCCTGCCGGGGGTCGTACCTGTACCTAGTTTTAATAACATCCCCATCGCTTAAAGTTTGTATGGTTTCGACGTCACCGTTTGGGTCCTCAACCATAACTGGCAGGTTAACAAAGCGTAGCCGCTCAATGTCCACTGAACCGTCTTTACTAAAACCAATTTGCCTTCTGTTTTTCCACATCTGCACAGCTACCTCGACGCCAATACCAATATCTTTTACTTTTAAAATATTTATTTCAAATCGCTTGGCTTGTTTTTTTTCGCTGGTTGCTATTTTTTTTAACTCAACCATTTGCGGGTTTTCTATACGGTTTTCTTTTTTTAGTTTTCGCATATTAAAGTATGTCCCAATCGTTAACCCCAGTTTTTTGCAGACCCCGGTAACCACCCTCGGCGGCTATTTCCAAAGTAACAGCAACGTCACCATAAATAGTAACGCCTGCACCGGCTGCAATTGTAGTTGAACCAGCGGCACCCTGTTTAACCAATAATTTTGCACCAATCTCAAAAGCGACATCTGCGTTTGGCGGTATGGTTAATGTATTAGCAGCAGCGTTAGACATGGTTACTGTGTGGAAAATGTCTGTCAGCGCCAGTGTGTATGCCGTACCGGTTTGGTTGTTAAATGCACCAAGGCCATTAGCCTTTAGACTTACCTGTGCCTGCAGCTTTCCTATTGCCGCCAAAATTGTATCGGTTGCAACCACCGCGGTACTGGTAGCTGTAGACAGCCCGGTTAGCACTCTGGTAATAACCAAGCCCAGTAAATAACCAGCCCGGCGTCCCGTCATAGTGCGCAGCGTTGCCGCTGTACCCGCGGCTATCTCAGCCACGGTAATTTCTGTGTACGTGGTATTAGTGTCAGGCGTCACAAGGTTACCTGTACCAAGCACAGCTTCACCGTTTACGGTTTTAATATTTGTGCCAGAAATTAGTGTGGCCTGTTTTGCGTCAAGCGCGTTTTGCAAACCAGCAACACCAGCAATAGACAAATTATCTAGGGTGCTACGGTTAATTTCAATAAAATCTACAATTTCCTGCAGGGTATCTAACGTGGTTTCGTCTGAACCAATAAGCGTATTGATATTGTCAATAAACCCCTTTAAAACTTGGCCCTGCGCTGCCGTTAATGGCCTGTCGGCAGCTCCACTGGTTAGGTTGTTAACCAAATCAGTAATATTTAATTTTAACGCGGCCCGCTGATTTAGCTGCGTGGTAGTTTCATACGCTGATAGGTCTTGATCAGGCGTAGCATTAGCAGCCACTGTGGCTAGCTTTTGCTCGTCTGCTAGTGGGTACGTACGCTTACCTGTGTTTATTTCAATTGCGGCGTCCTGCAGGTCATTTTTAGCGCCCTGTGCGGTGCTAATAGGCTTGTCTGCGTCCGCGGTATTATTAACCAGCTCTAAACCGACATCCTCTGCGGTTACGTCCTCCAAGGTTTTATCAATTATGGCCTGCACGGCA